AGTAGGGACTTTAAAGTTTACGAACTCAATGATCTCTGGATGCGATACATCAAGGTATGCGGCATAAGATCCTTTACGGGTCTTGCCTTGTTTGTAGGCTGTCATTTGTGAGTCAACAACCTTCATAAATGGGATCACGCCCGGTGCCTTGTCACTTACAGGACGCACATCAGACCAGTGACCTCCTACTCCGCCACCCTTTACGGAGAGCCAAGCAACTTCAGCATTATGGCTGATGAGAGACTCAAGATTGTCACCAACATAAGAAAGAAAGCAAGAGATCGGCAATCCCTTTGGCTCATCTCCATTAGCCGGTGCGTTTGAAAGGACAGGGCTAGCGAACATAAACCAACGATTACTAGCATAATCATAAATCCGTTGAGCGAAGTCATAGTCACCCTCACAATATGCGACAGCGGCACGTGCGAATGCCTGTTGTGCGTACAACTCGCTGTCTGTCATGTAATAATCTTTGAGCAAAGACATCGCTTGCTCAGTTAGTTCCTGATCCCTGTGTAGATCTATCTTGATCCCCAAGTAATCGACTACGTCTGACATCAATCAATTCCTTCAATAGATATTTCACATCGTTTGAGTTCTGAACCCGGAATGTCATACATACACGCATCAAGAACGTCTTGGATAATTTCTGTGATTCCATCTTCATGCCTATGTTCAGGCGAAACTTCAGTTATATCTATTTCAAACTGCAAGTCAACCTTTATTTCAACACTCATTACCAGTTAGTCCCTTCTGTTTCCTGCATAAGCTCAATCATCTTTTCAAGATACCATTGGGCTTTACGTGCATTCTCTATGGGGTCACCCTTATTCCAGAGACGATGCAACATATACTTGAGAACATTACCACGGCAATACGAAATAGCATCGTACTTACCTAGCACATCAACGATGATGTCATAGGTTTCATACTGCCCGGTATTGTAGTGTTTGGGTTTCATCACCATGTCAAAGATTTCATCTTCGACGGTGTCTTCAATCATGGCGTTCAGTTCTGATGTTAACTCAGAGCGAATGTCTTTTAGACTCATCATGCACTCCCGTGTGTCTTTGTATCAAAGTTAAGGGTGATGACATTACCTTCCTTAGTAAAGTTTGGTTTGTCTTCAATACCACCTAACATTTCACTGATCATTTCTTCGCTGTTGGCTAGGAAAAAACCTCTTACATATTCTAAAAAGTCTTCATCGGTTTCCATCAGCAACAATGTACTAGCCATCATACCACAGACAGATCGTATCTGTATCAACTCCTCATCAGATAGATCACCTTTTACCTCCTCCTCAATGTGAGCGGAGATTGTGCCTGTCCACTTGCCGTCACTGTCAAACTCAGGCTCGACAGCTACTGCGAATGATGAGTGTGTATTATCTACTATTTCATCTGTCACAACATTACCTTTCTATCTTTTCATATGGAAACTCTACAAGTTTAGGGTAGGTTGTCTTACCTTTCTCTTGTATCCACTCATCTGGGACATCCTTGTCTGCGTACAAAAATCCGTGCTTATCACACCAATCCGCATACGTAGTCTTAGCACCTTTCCGTAGCTTAGCGTTACTGTTACTAAACACAAATCGGATATCCAAATTAGGATGTTGCTTTTTGATCGCTAAATGCTTCACACGATCAGCAGGGGTAAACCTGCCTTTCGTTTCTATGATTATTCCATTTGGTAATAGGAAGTCTGGTGTGTACTTCCTGTACATCAGATCTTCCCATTCAATCTTGAAGCATTCGTATTGAGCTTTACACTTCCTTTGATTCAGAGAATCTTTGACTACATGCTCAAGACCTGATCTGTAGCCATGCCGTATAGCGTTACTCCGTACTTTGCTTCTTCTGATATTCATCTGCTATCTCAACATATGCAACGATAGGCGGTTCCTTCGCCTTAGATGCAAGTGCGGGTAGCTCCTGTAGAGAGGGCCAACACTTGTGCCTGAACCTACACCAACTACATTCTTCACCTAGAATTTTATTGCCTGTAGGTTTAGTTCTGAATGTCTCTTCGACTGGTTCAAAACAACGCTTGAACTGATTGGATTCAAGTGAGTCAGCTTTCTTAGCGACATCGTTAATGATATCGTCCACATGAGGCTTCATGTCCCATGCAGAAACATACTTGAACTCTCCGTTTGCTTTATTGACTACCCACCATCCACCGGGATCAACACCCAATGCTTTAGCGTAGCCTGCTAGCTGACCGATATACCCAAAGGCATCATGCTCTTTGAGAGTGGCGTAATCCTTGAACTTATTTTTGTATGACCACTGAGACGCTGATTTAATATCATCAACTTTTTTATCCATAATTAAATCATGGGTGCCGTCAATCTTATGACGACCTGCGGTCAATGTAGATTTGAATCCATCACTGAAGTCCACACCCGCTTCTGTCAACACTCCTTTGAAGACAGCTTCCACGATGTCACCAATCATCATGTTCATCAGGAAGTTAGCGGGCATGTCAATGCCTTCCTCTGGCTTGTTCTTTTCAAACCACAGTTGGCACTCAGGACGACCTATGTTCGACATACGCAATGAGAACTTTCGTTCCTTCTGATTAAACTGTTTACGTACAGCTTCCTCTACATCACGAACGATGCGAGCGATTGTGGCATCGGACATGCCACGTTTCGCCTTACGAACATCCTCTAGATACTTATGTATTCGTATCTCACCGGGGTGCGTAACATCCATTACTCGTCCCCATCCACTTCAATGTCGATGAAGTCTTCAACTAAAGCCTCGTCTTCAGCTTCCATTTTCTGAGAACGCTTGTCGTTCCAAGCACTGACAATGTATTCATTGTAGTTATTAATCCACTCAATGAAGTCACTGAAGCGGCCTTGGTCATCGTCTGACAAATCAATAGAGTTAGTCAGATCAATTGACGCTGTAGGTACGTAGAACTTTGCACCTGTCGGAATTGAACGCTCGTCTGAACCACATGTGATCCAGTGCTGTACTGGCAACCGGCGTTGCTTAGCCATTTGAGTGAATGGTTCACCCAATGTCTTGAAAGCATCACGATTGTCAATCTCCCAAATGAATGGCTGGACTTCCATGTCCACTTCATTGCCTTCCCCATCCACGGGGTTAACCAACTCCACCTCACCCAAGAGAACCCGGACACGTTTGATCTGCTTGATCAACGCCTTTGTGTCATCAGGCAATGCCTGAAAGTCTTTAATGTACCCTGCGGGCTTGCCACAGTTAAGACCACCTGTGTTGTCTTTCAGATCCCCATTGAGATCTTCAGCCATCAGTGTCTTGATGTACATGTTGTTGTTTGAGTCATAGCGTTTGTACATAAAACGCTGTACGAACACACGCAGATTGACACTTTCTGCGTACACATATTTGTCGTCAGGCAATTGAAGACGGAACATACCTGCCGGTACAACCTCCATGTTCTTCATCTTACCCTTGATATCAACCTGCCCCATGACTGGCTGATTCCAAATACGAAGACGTGGGAGTGTAGAAGACTTAGCTTTGCCGTCTCCGCCCATGTCCTGTGTCATACCCATAGCCTTTGCCATTTCAGCAAAGTTGCTTGAGTCCAATGTTGTTACTTGATTTGTCATTTCAGACCTCCTCTTGTTCTAGCCAGTTTACACCAATTTTTGCTTCAAGCAATAGTGGGACATTAATATTTATCAAAAATCTTTCATCAATGATTTTCTTGAGATCACTATTAACTGACCCAATTACACCCAATACTTTATCTTCCTCGTCCGGGTGTATGTCTATGACGATGGAGTCATGCACACTATTCACAATGCAGGACTGTAACCCTTTCATCCGCTTTTCAATCTGCAACAATACAGCAGGTACTATATCAGCAGTTGCGAATGACTGCACGGGATAATTCTTAATCGCTGTAAAGTTAGTGACTGTGCCGTTGCGCCTGCGCTTAGTTCCGGGAAACTTAAACTGCCTGCCACTGGGCGTGGTCATTACACCTTTTGATAGCACCTCCTTGGCTAACTCTTGGTGCCATCGTCCGATACCTTTGTACTTCTCTGTGAAGTGTTCGTAGTATCTTGCTTCTGCGGGTGTTCTTCCGAAGCCTGTTGCTCCGTAGAGTGGAGCGAATGTATGTGCCTTCGCCTCCTGCCTTGTAGTTGCCTGACCCGCTTCCGAAATGACTTGAGCGGTGTACGAATGGACATCAAAACCCTCCGTTACTTCTTTGATTGCTACTTCATCCTGTGACAGATACGCCGCCACCCTAAACTCTAGCTGAGCGAAGTCAGCCTCCATGATCTTACCTCCTGCAAATCGGGACTTGAATACCCGTTTTACAGGAAATGTCCCACCACGTGGCATGTTCTGCATGTTAGGGTCACGCCCTGAGAACCTGCCAGTGGATGTCATGTGCTGTGTAAGCCGCACGTGTAGCTTACCGTCTGGCTTGAGGAAGTTCCTGATGCCTTCAACAAAACTGCTGAGGTAAGTGTCTACTGCACTCAGTCTACGAATTTTAGATAAGAAACTGACAGCCTCATCCATACCCTTAGACTTGGCGATACGCTCCAAGAACTCAAGGTTACTCTTACTGGTGCTGAATCCATTAGCACTGTGCCACTTGACTGATGGTGCAGTGAACTTCAGGCCAGCCAGTTGATTCAACTCTTTGAGTACATACCCACGGCCAATGCATGTCGAGCATTTACTTGCATTCTTGAAGTCAGATCCATCTTTCTTCTTTTTATAGTAAGTACCATTACCTTTGCAGTCAGAGCATTTGACTGCCTTGGTGCGTCTCACTGGGGATGTTGATTCATTAATGACTCGTTTGAAGTCAGCAGGACTCATGTATGGATCAGTCGCCATAGCCCACTGCGTTTTGTTCTTGGGCTTACGTGAGTAGATGACCCAAGATAACTGTTCAGGTGAGTTAAGGTTAATCGGAGTATCACCCATAAGTGATTGCACGTGCTCATTTAAATCACATATAAGTGATTTTTTCTCAGCTTCAAACTCAATGCGTACTTGATCAAGTGCTTCTGTATCTACAATAAATCCATTGCGGTAGATACGTGCGAGCAAGCCGCATGTCTCCATAGTCAGATCAATCACAGGCATTAGCCCACGATTAATGTCATCACGCAGATCAAGTGTTTGCTCATAGTACAGAGCGAACGTAGTCTGCAAGTCAGCGTACAGATACTCCTTCAGTTCCTCGTATGGTATCTGATTGATAGCGTATCCCTGCTTCATGTAGTTCTTCAGCGTGTCCTGCTTCTTAACTGGCAGATCCCTGCGCTCAGCAATTGCTTCCAATGACAGTGGCTCTTTGACTGCTCTCTGCATAACATACTCAGCAAGCATGGTATCCCACACTGGACCGTCATATTTGAATCCAGTCTCCCAGATCCACAGAAGATCGTGCGGTGCATTCTGTGCAATCAATAAAGTTGTTTTATCTAATATTGCTTGTATCTCATCGCAATCATTTTTGCGATACTCATACTTGCAATCGTACTCAGTGTGGTCAAACGTGTAATGTTTAGGCTCTTCGCCCTCGACCTGTATGCCCACCATAACTAAACTGTTCTGTGGTTCATAGGGATCAAGATGAAGCTTACCGTCACGCTTGGTCACAGTGTTCTCAACATCAAGAACTATTTTCATTTTTGTGATTCTCCAAATATCTGACTGCACTTTGTATGCGAGGCAGATTGTCTTTGAATTGTCCTAGTCCACTATTGCAATTAAAACACAACCAACCTCTAAAAGTTTCTGTGTCATGGCAATGATCTAAAACCCATGTTTGTAATCGCAGTTGCCCATACTGTGCTATTTCATCTATGGTCCTTTCGCAGATAGGGCACTCATATGCAGGATCAGTGGGGTAAGGGTTATCCTTACGTAACGCACGAACAAGTGCTGACTGACCTCGTCTGCATGTGTTGCACTTCCGTTTTACCTCACCGGATTCCATGTGCTGAAATTGATCAGGGGGTTGCCTGATGCCACAGTTATTGCAGACGTATCCGATTTCTCCATCGTAATGATGAACTTGTGTAGGATCAAGCCCAAACATGTCCAGTTGACTGGACACATTATCACGATTCATAGCGACCAATCTGAGAGTTTAACTGACATGTGAGGTACCCATGCCATCCAGTAAGCTTGTTCTTCACAGAATTTATGTGCCGTTGCATGTCGTCTTCTTCCATACCTTCGACTGGCGGATTCTTGCTGATCAACAGCATGAGGTCAGCTTCAGATGCCTTACCTGTTTTACTGCCCTCCATCATGGATTGATTTAAGACGATCTTACCTTCTGCGTCGGCAGATAACTGTGACATATAGAACAACGCACAG